CTTGAAGGAATTACCGCCTTTACCTGTAGTTGTAAGGCTTACAAGAATTGCACCTCGCTCATGGGATAGTGATAACAATACAATAGCTTTCAAGAATATACGTGATGCTATAGCGAAAAAGTATTTCCCCACAAGCAGAAACGGGATGATGGATAGCTATAGAGGCTTTGAATGGCAATATTATCAAACTCGAGGCGAGCCGAAAGAATATGCTATAGAGATTGAGATTGTAGAAAGATAGCGCGACCGACGCAACGAGCGCGCATTATTTATTTGCTTTAAATTAAACGATAGATATACTCAAGAGCGTTAGAAATCTTTTTTTTCAGAAGATCCCTTTTCTAATAAGCTTCGCCGTGATTTAAACTCTCGCGGCGTTTTTATTTCATAACAAAATAAATCATCAAAAAAATAAAAATTGTAATTGTCGTAGCTAAAGCAATCTTTATTTGTGACTTTTGAATAGCTCTACAGCTTTCAAGTGTCTCTTTTGCGTTTTTAAGAAGTGAATCGCATTTAGCTACAACTACTGATTCTTTAAATGCTACGTTTTGATCTTTAATAATTCGAGATTGTTCGTATTTTTCTCTTTCTGTTATGTAAATATCATTAAATTTGTTTAAAAAACGATAAAAAGAAGCGAACGCAATTTCGTTTTGTTTACAAAAAGATGTTATTGTTTCATCACTTTGTGCAAATTTTATAACTAAACTTTTTTTTTCGTCTTCTGTTCGAATGATTGCAGATTTGAAATCTTTTAAAGCTTCAAGATTATCATAATTTTTTAGATAACGACTAAATGAAGATTCGGGAATTTGTTTTAATCTTGCGTATTCAGATATTGATTTTGTTTGCTTTAAGAAAGCTTCGACAAGCGCTTTTTGTTCTTCTTTTGATCGAACTGTTTTTTTGTATTTCATAAGATCCCTTTATATATATAAAAAACCCCTCTAAAAAAGAGGGGCATTGATGATGATTGTTGCAAAGACTACAACGAAAAAAGATATAAACTATCTATAAATATTCTGCAAGCTATTACTCGTCGTCGTCGTGTGTTTCTTCATCTGCAAGTGAGCTGTAATAATCGTATCGTGCTTCTTCTTCAAAATCGCGTATTCTTTTTTCTTCAAGTAGTTGATGTTGTCTTAATGTTCTTTCGTAATCTTCAATTAAAGTCGTGTTGCTTTTCAAATATTCAGCGTAAGCTTTTGTGTATGCTGTAAACTCTTCGAAATCTGCTAATGTCATAGTATCCCCTTTATTTCAATCTTTATGTTTGTTATGAGCATTAATATAGCAAATACGCTACGAATTAAGCAAGTGTTTTATAAGAAAAAAGAAAAAGTAGTTGCTTTTCTATCATAAAATAATTAGATTAAAGAAAAAATTATTAGGATATATGGCTGAGTATAAATATACTACAAGTGTTATAAGAGATTTAGCAAGAAGCTTAAGAAAATGGGCCGATAATGATGACTCATACATACTTTTGGAATGGATGAATGCTAATAAACTGCTCTATGATCATGTGTACGACTTTAAGAAAAAGAGTGATGAATTCAGAGAGTCTCTCAATTATGCTAAGCAATGTGTTTCGATGCGTTTACATAAGAGATTAGCTGAGAATAAAATCAATCCGTCTTACTATCATCGTATCATAAGAATGTACGATACGGGATTAGAACGTAAAGAGAACGAAGACAAAGAGCTTGAGTATAAACTAAAAGCTAAATACGAGACAAAAGACTCACAAGGCTCGGTTACTGTAAATGTAGCAAGCTTTAAAGATGTTGAGATTAAGAAAAAGGGCAATTCATGATCGATTTAGAGATAACGTTAAAAAGCATAGATTGCACTTATAAACAAAGCTTCATCGTTGCACGTGATATAAGCCTAGACTATGGCAGTGAGGGGCTACAAGCGCTTGTAAAAAGCGCGCAAAGCAATGCTAAATTTGTACCCGAAACCATCTCTATCAAGCTTTCTTTTAAGCTTTGACAAATATCTTGCAAAAAAGAAACAAGTTGATTAAAGTTACGTTTAAAACTAACTTTTGAATAAATTATGTCTTGGATTAGTGTAGAAGAAGAAAAACCAAAACTTACTCACATGCTAAAAAACTTTGAGCTTGTTTCTGATAGCGTGTTAATTAGAATTGCTGATGAGTTTCACGTTGCTAAATATTCAGAATATGATAAGTGGATTTTGAATAGCACACAGAATTATTTACACGGAGTTGAAGAGTGGAAAAAGATATCTTAACTTTTATTGAAGTAGATAAAAACGTACTTGCTAATCTTAAAAACATTGCGCGCTTAGAATGCTCGATAGACTCATCGCTTTATACACTTAATGTTAAAGCATTTGTTGAAGTTGTAGATACTTGTAAAGAATATAACTTAGCTTATTACTTCTTTTTCTTTCCACACAACCCTTTACGAATACTTGTAGAAGAAGATAGATCTTTACAAATAAAAGAATTTTGCATTAAGTTTCTTGAAAAGATTGTTACGTTTCATAAAAGATTTGTGTCTCAAGACGATATCGACGAGCTGTTTTTAGAACTGCTTGAAGAATTAAGTCAAAGAGAGTTCTACACACAAGTTTATAAGCGTGTATGACTATCAATTTGCCGCACAACTATACTCCAAGGCCATATCAACTATCTATACTTAAGGCGCTAGACAACGGTGTAAAGCGCGCTGTTTGGGTTGTACATAGGCGAGGGGGCAAAGATGTTACGATACTTAATTGGGTCATCAAAGAGCTAGCTACAAGCACAAAAACTTGCTTCTATGTGTTTCCGTCATATGCACAAGCTAAGAAAGCTATATGGGATGCTATTAATAGCGACGGTTTTCGAATCATAGACTATATACCGCCGAAAATTATTGCTCAAAAGAACGCTCAAGAGATGAAAGTACGCTTCAAAAATGGTTCTCTCTTGCAACTTATTGGCTCTGATAACATCGACAGTATCGTGGGAACAAACCCTTCTATTATTGTATTCTCAGAATACGCTCTGCAAGACCCTAGTGCGTGGGATTATTTACGGCCGATTCTTAAGGTTAACAAGGGTATTGCTATCTTCATATCTACGCCAAGAGGACGCAATCACTTTTGGGATATGTTCAGGCTTGCAAGTGCTAATGAAGAGTGGTTTTGCGAGCTTCTCACAGTTGAAGACACTGACGTGTTGACGCAAGAAGATATTGAGCAAGAGCGTAAAGAAAACATGAGTGAAGAACTCATACAACAGGAATATTATTGCAGTTTTGACAGGGGTGTGGAGGGGTCATATTACGCTAAACTACTTCTTAAGATGGAGCAGCAAGGACGCGTCACAGAGCTATTTTACGATGAGTACAAAGTTGTGCATACAGCATGGGATTTGGGTTGGGATGATTCAACAGCTATTATATTCTTTCAAGTAGATGCGGGAAGCGTGAAGATTATTGACTACGAAGAACATAATAACAAGACTCTAGCGCAAATGAAGTCTATAATATCTTCTAAGCCGTATCGATATGGATATAATCTTTTCCCCCATGATGTAGAGCAAATTGACGGGCTTTCAACAGGATGCACACGTAAAGAAATACTAGAAGACCTACAAATTCCTGTGACTACTGTTAAAAGAAATTTAATAGCAGATGGTATCGAAAGCGTGAAGGCTCTCATGTCATCAAGATTAGTAATTAGCAAACGATGCGAAAAACTACTGAAAGCGATTGAAAACTATCACAAAGATTATGACATCAAAAACAAAGTCTACAGTAATAAACCTAGACATGATTGGTCCTCGCATGCATGTGACGCTCTTAGGTATATGGCTGAGGGTCTTTCGTTAATCAATGCTGTTCAGGGTAGTATAGAAAACGATTATAAAGCTTTGAGAAATTACTGGGGATCTTAGCAAGCTAGCGCACTTTATTTGTTTTTTGTTTTGAGCTGTATGAACGAATGCTAGCTTGCGAATTAACAAGCAATTAGATACGATAAAATTGGTTAAAGTATGGCATGTCCGTGTGAGGTAGGGTCTAATTAATTTTAGGCCCTTTTTTATTGCATCTGTAATTTTCTTTTGAGATATTAAGCTAAAAGATAAAGGTACTATGCGCAATAACGACCCAATTTTCTGGCCCAATTCTTCTTTCTCTCAATCGCTTCGTCAAAGCATGGAAAAGAATTATACTGATTCAATAAATATTCTACAGACTCAGTGGTATCAAGCAGATCTAGACGACCGTTTTACAATGTCTGATCAAGACCTCTGGGGCTTAATTTTTCCTGGCGTTGCAACTTATAGGCGTAAG